AATAATCCTTTGGCAAATCGGATTGATCTTCAAAATAGAGAAGAATATTTTTAGTAGTAAAATTTTGGCAAACATCTAAAAATTTTGTAAAGGTAAAATGTTTAAAAAGAGTAGAAATATCTTTTGAATTTTTAATGTCATTGTCTAAGGCATACTTGTTGGCTTCAAATAAAGCTGAATCAAATAAGCAATTCAAATCAATAACAGTTAAATTCCGGATTTTAAACTCGATTGACATAAATTAAATTTTTCAAGACTTTCTTTTGGCGAACGGCCAATTCTTAAATTGATTATACCATTGTAATATTCATCTTGCTTGAATAAAACATCTTCTTCAAATTGGGCCTTTGCTTCAAAATAACTCAATTCCCATTTACAGGTACAAAATTTTATAATCTCGAATTTAAATTTATCTTTGCCTAATTTTTTAATATCTT